AGATGGCACTGAAGGTGACGGAGACCCCATCAAGATCACCGATACCAGCGGCAATGGGACATTCATTCACGACACTTTGATTTCGAAGAGACGCAAGGACGAGGTGTGGCTTTGGGTGACCAACACATCGGCAGCTCCTGTGGAGGTCACGATGCATGTTGGGTACCTGTCCACAGCAGCAGCTGCGGTAGACCAAAGAAGCATCTTCACAGTACCGCCAAAGAGCGGGTGGATGCTTGTGCTGCCAGGCCAACCGCTCAAGGGCAATGGCACTACGGCCAGGCGAATCGCAGCCTATGCCGGCAGCGCCAACGTGATCAATGTCATGGGCTACGTCAACAGGATTTCCGCATCTGCCGCAACAAGAGACAACCTCGCAGACCCATCGTAAGACTATGAACGAACAAGTAGAAACATACCTATCGAAATCCGACAAGATTGATTTGCAATCAGAGCTGGGCTTTCCCTGCTCCGTCAGGGCGCTGTTTGGTCGCTACGATTCAACGGCCACTGAAATCGAATCCATGGTCGAAAGCGGCGCACTGCTGAAGATCATCATGATCGGAATCAATGCGATGCTGCCGGATCCTGTTTGGGACACTGAAGACATACAGCCTGAGCTCATGAGCGATGTCTACCTGGCCGTTGGTGATGCGCTCTTCAACCTCGAGCGCGATGATGAATTGCCGAATGACGTTGAGCTGGCCGGGATACAGGAATGGTTGTCGATGCGTCCATACCAGCTGTGGAAGCACGCAAACGAATCCCGTCGTATGCTGGGACGAGAAGAGGAGACGTTCTGGAACCTTCTGTCCGAAGAATGCTTCGTGCGCTCCTTCATGGAGTCAGCGAGAGCTTGGCACGAAGCGTTCGTGATGGACTACATGAACAACCTGGTGCCCTACGAGGGATGTCCGACGCTTCGATGAGTACCCCAGTCACATTGCCAGAAGGCTGGAATCTCGAGCGAAGTGAGAAGGGCTGGATTGTGGTGGACGACGATGGCGACATGGTCGCCTATGGGCCCAGGTACGAGATGCTGACCAAAGAGCTCGCAAAGGCACTTCGGCTCCGCAAGGAATGGATCACATTCCAGTTGATGACAGCTACGCTGCGAACAGAGATCGAGTCCTAGGACTTCTTCTTTGCCGGTGCCCGCTTCTTGGCTGCAGGCTTCCTCTTGGCTCGACTGAGCTTCACGGAATCGTCTTTGGTGCCCATCTTGCCATCGGGGCCGGCGTCGATCGTAGCCTTGATGGCGCCGACGTTGACGGTGATTTGGCCAGACTCCAACATGCCTTCGAGCTCACGAATGTAAGCCAGAAGCTCGGGCAAAACTCTGCTCAGGTTCATGCGTTTCCAGTTCTTTCTGATTTCTTGAAGTCGTGGTCGGTTGATAAGGGGCATGTGCCTCTCCATTTGTTAGTATGGCTTTGTGAAAAAGTCAGGCGTGATTGTACCGTTCCCTGGGCATGTAACTAACTGGGAAGACATCCCCAATGAAACGGTTGTTCGGCATGGTGACGTATACGCCCTCGACGGCCAGGTTGGGAAAGTAATCCCAGGCCGGTGCGCCAAGTGTGGCCCAGGGTCCGTGCTGTTGCTGATTGACTTGAACAAGGTATGCACCTGGTGCCGCCACTCAAAGCCGCAGTTTGAAAGAGAGGCCAGGCCACTCAGCGGGTGAGACCACACCGCTAGTTGCGCGGTAGATGGCGACAGCCAATGATAGTGATGGGATCTTTCTGCCTCGCTCGAGGTCTCTTAGATAGTGAACACTTAGGCCCTGATCCATTGGTTTGAGTTGTTCGTTCAACCATTCGGTAAACGCGGCACGACTACTGCGCCCAGGAAGGGCCATTCGATATTGCTCAACCGTGGCCATTAGCGCCGTCTCCGAGGCAAAGAATATCGAATAGACCATAATCTGTCCACCCAAATGTGTGGCTCCTTGACACGGTAATGGGCGGTGACTACGATTGATTCATGGAACAGACAACCAACACTCGAGAGCAATGGCTACGAGAACGAAAGGGCGGGCTCGGTGGAACCGATGTCGCCTCCATCATCTGCGCGTCAGCTGAAAAAGACATGAAGGTTGGCTCGTTTGGCAAGAGCCTGTTTGCGCTTTGGTCAAACAAGATGCGCAATGAGATCGAGGAGCAGTCGGACAATCCCGCCATGAAGCGTGGCCGGGTCATGGAGAAGTACGTGTCCGAGCTCTATGCTGAAAACAGGCCAGGTATTGAGGTCAAAGAGTGCGGCCTGGTTTGGCACAAAGACACGAAGCACATCTTCGGAACTCCAGACCGCATCATCGTAGGGGAAGACACTACATGGGGGCTGGAGATCAAGACCCGCCGAAGCCGTGAAGGGTGGGGCGAAAGCGGTACGGTACTGGTGCCATTGGACGTTGAGGTTCAGTGTCGCGTCTACATGGAAGTCACTGACATGCCGTACTGGGATGTGGCAGTACTCATTGGAATGGATGACTACCGCGAGTACCGGATTGAGCGAGACGAGGAACTAGGTCAACAGATTCTGAAGACCTCTCTTGCCTGGTGGGACAAACACGTAGCAGGCAATGTCCCCCCATCGCCGGATGGAAGCGACATGGCCAAAAAGGCGCTGTCTTCGATGCATCCGAGGGTCAAGGTTGAGGATCTTCGTGCGCCAACAGGCAGCGAAATCGAGAACCACAACCGACTAGTCGAGGTTCGCCGGAAAATCAAAGCACTGACCGACGAGAAGAACGAGATCGAGAACAAGCTTAGAGCGGCTATCGGCGACGGCGCAGGCATCAAGGGAATCGCATCTTGGAAGCAGAACAGGAGCTCCACGCGATTCGACCAGAAGAAGTTTCAGCAGGACCACCCGGATCTTTACAAGTCCTACCTTTCAGAACGCGAGGGCGCCCGGGTCTTTCGCGTACTTGGAGCCAAATCATGACGACAGCACTTACACCTCAAAACAAACTGGGCAATATCAGGAGCTACCTGGAAAGGAAGTCTCCCACCCTTCAGCGCATTGCCCCCAAGGGCACCGACATTGAGCGGATCGTGAGCTTGGCCTGCTTTGAGGCCTACAAGAACGAACGCCTTCTGGACTGCAGCCCAGAGTCGATCTACACCTCACTGGCCAAAGCCTGCGAGCTCAACCTTGTTGCTGGCGGTGTTCTGCACCGAGCCCACCTGGTGCCGCTTTACAACAAGACGCGCCGATGCATGGAGGCCGAACTGTGGATTGACTACACCGGCCTGATGGAGCTGGTGCGCCGCTCCGGAGACGTTGCGAACTTTGTCGCCAGGGTCGTCCACAAGAACGAAGAGTTCGAGCACGTCTTTGATCTTGAGGGTGGAGAGGTTCTGCGGCATCGACCCAAGTATGACGGTGAACCAGGCGAGCCCGTTCTGGCCTATGCTGTCTGCTTCTTCAAGGACGGGCAGAAGCAAGTAGAGGTCATGCGCCGCGACCAAATCGAAAGAATCCGCCAGTCAGCTCGGAGCGGAAACTCTGGACCGTGGGTCACGCACACCGAGGAGATGTGGCGCAAGACGGTCATCCGCCGGATCTGCAAGTACTTGCCGCTCACAGCTGACGCCAAAGCCGCCCTGGAGCACGACATCGTGACCGACATCGCCGGCCAGGACAAGGACATGTTTGTTCCGGATGCCGTCCGCAAGGATCTTGAGAGGGATGCCGGCGAGAAGGCACTGTTCGACGCCACCGAGACCATTGATGCGGATGCTCCCCCGGCACCGAAGAAAAAGCGGAAGAGCAGGGCCAAGAAGGTTGTCGAGGCTGCACCGGCACAACCGGTAGAACTGTTTCATCCAGAACCGGAAGAAGAAGAGGTTCTGGAGGAGCCCGACAACGCCGACCCGTTCGCCTAAATCGAGATATACCCACCAGGCCTAAGGAGTGCCTACATGTCTTTGCTTACTGAAATGGACGCCATCAATGCCCAAAAGATCGGCTTGAAGCCCAGCAACAAGAAGAACGAGGGAGAAGAAGACTCCATCATGCGTGCGGACGAGTTCTTGAAAATCGTCCGTACAGCTTGTGAAAGCGTGTTGCTCGACAAGAAAACGGCGAAGGCCTGGTCGCAGCACAGAACCAGGCTCACGGATTGCAAGTGGAAGCTTACTGGCTTGCTTGGCAACGTCGGCCCATCAACTTTTAATGGAAAAGTTGATGCATCTCTCAAGTATATGCTCAAGCACATCGAGCACACCCAGGGCAACGGTGAGTGGAAACCGATGGAGTTCGAGGCCGACATTCGACGCGATGGCGCAAACAACGAATGCATCATGGTGGTTGTCAGGTGGGTCGATGCGAACAACGCTGATGACTTGCAGTACCACAACGGTGCGCCTGCTGTGAACGTCAACGTGAAGACCTCGCCGCTTCCCGACGAAGTCCTGAACGCGCTCTCGAGCCGAAGCACCGGGGACGATGAGCTCAAGGAACTTCTCAAGCAGCTCATCGGTACTATGGCAAGCAATACGGCCGCAGCACCTATTGAGGATGCTACGGCCAAGGAAGGCATCGAGGCTGTTTGACCAACCTCAAGAGGCGGCGCGAATGAGGATCAGTCCTCTTCCGCCGCCTTTTCTTCTTTTGCAGGCTCTTCGGCCTTGGGCTCTTCGGCCTTGGGCTCTTCGGCTGCAGGCTCTTCGGCTGCAGGCTCTTCTGCCGGCGCTTCTGGCTTGAACTGGCAGCTCCCATAGGCGGTGCTGACGACGAGGGCTCCACCCACGAAGCCGGCCTTGACGCGGTGCTTGTCCAAGAGTGCTTTGATGTCCATGACGTCTCCTTATTCCACAGAGATTTATGGCAGGTCGTCTTCCAGAATCAACGTGTAGGTGAAGAGATCCGCCTGTGTGGATTTCCAGATTCTAACTGCATCCTTCCAATCGGCAAGGCGTTTGAACACCTGGCAGCCGGCGCTCCACTTTTCTACGTTCGTTGAGTCCGTTCCGGCGTGGTGGATGTTGATTCCAAACCATCCCTCGTTTGGGTCTCCATCGTGATCAAGAATGTTGTCCTTGTTGGCGTCTCGCCAGACCTTCACCGTCCCAGCTCGCTGGCAAAGGGTCTCGTATTTGCCGCCGTGTAGATCCCACTTGTAAACCGGGTACTGGCCAGGCATCAGAATAGCGGTGCCAGCCACCCTGCTTGGGTTTTCCAAGTAGTAAGTGCCTGGGTCGCAAGTGCATGGATATTGGTTGTGCTGCCATCCATTGCTCTTCCACACCAGGTGGATGGCGTCGTCGAAGCTGTTGGCCTGGTTGTTTGACGATCTGACGCCGATGATATTGCATTGGCCGTCTTCATGTACGGCGTAGCCCTTAGAGCGAAGCACCTTGATGAT